CAACCGTCTCCACTACTTCTCCAACTTCTTTGCCAACTTCTTCAACTAATTCTGTTACTTTTTCTATTATTCCATCTTCTTCCTTTGTTGGCATCTTTGGAACAAAGTTTTCAGGCAAATTGTGAACAATCCTATATGACGAATAATATAGCTCTTTTAGATACAAATCAAATGAAAAGTATTTATTTGGGTCTTCTTTTTGTTTCTTTTTAAAATCTTGTTCATAATAAGCATAAAACACGTCTTCTATCTTTATATCCCTTGCATTTGGATCATTTGGGTCTATTTTTATAACTGCACCAGTGGAATCTTTTAGAGGGTTGCGAATTAAATAAGAGAGTAAGTCATCTGGATTAAATAATGCAAACTCTAAATCAGATGCACCACCTGTTTCTCTTGACATAACGTGTTCAATATCCAAAATTATAAATTCCTCTTCTTTCTCATTAACATTCATTTTAATAAGATTGCCTTTTAGATTTTCTTCGTTTTGTCTGCCGTATAACTCATAATAACCATCCACGGTTAAATAAGGAATCACCGTCTTTAATAGAATTTTATTAATGTCCGTAAAATCTTTTAACTCTTCAATAAACTTTGCACCCTCCCCCGTTTTAAACGCTTTAAACAGATTTGAAAGCTTATTATTCAAAAACGTTGAAAAAAGCAACAGCTTTTCACGATTGTCCAATATTGAAAAAAAGTCTATTTTAAATGCATCCATAACCGGGCTTACTATCTCACTTACGCCGGCGCTTAACAATGGAACTGCCGCAACAAAATACATAATTTTTACGCTAATTTTTACAGCTTTTATCATCCACATGTCGTCTATTTTTTTAAAATATTTGGAAAGAGAAATTCCAACCTCACTGTTAAAAAACAAATTTTGAATGTCTGTGTGAAACAATTGAATGTCGTGTACAATGCTAGAAATCAATTGCATTCGCGCTTGCTCCACTCTTTGATTAAATGATTCAGCGGTTCCATAATAGAATTTCATGTAAAACTTTACTAGGTCAACGATTGTTCCTTTTGGTAGGATTGGTACCCAATTAAATGGAAATAATTCATTCATAATTACAGTGTCATATCCCTTTAAAACCCAATTTTGAAGAACTCCTACAGCAATACTAAACGAGACGTTGTGCATGTTTTTATAAAGAAAATGAAAAATTGCAAAACCATTTGTATACATTGTAATATTTTTAGCGGACAAATTTGGATATTTTAAGAATTTTTTGAATTTTTTTTTGAACTCAACCATATAACGCATTATTGATAATTTATAATTATTTGGTTCGTCTGGTTCGGGGTTAAGCATCTCCGCAATTTCTTCGTTTGAATATTTCAGTTTTTTATAGTCTGCAATTCTTAGCACTTTTTGTTCTATTTCTAGTATGTTTTCTTTGTCAGTTTTTTTCTTTTGTTTCTTTTTTGCTTCCGCTTCCTTTTTTAATCCATCAAAATATGCATTTGGACCAGAAGTTATTGCAAATTTATATAAACCATCCACAGACATTGTAAAAAAATCTGGAACATATTTTGGTATTTGAGGAAGAGGGTTATATTCACTTTCCCACATCTTTTGCAAAGGATTATATTGAGTTGACCATATATTCCCAACAAAACTAGTAAACACGTTGTTACTTATATTATTTCCTGGCAAAGAAATCCAATTAAAAAAGCTTCCGGCACCTTCAATCGTTGACGCACTAAGATATCTAGTTAATTCGTGAAATGTTCTTGTATTTGTACCAATTTTAAATGCCTGTTCAAATATTATCATCTTGTTAATGTCTTCATAATTTGAAAGCAATGCATTTGTTGTATTTATATACGAGTATATGTTTGATGCCATTGATAATGAAGATAATATAAATTGCCCATTTGGAGTTTTTACATATGATGTTACAAAGGCCAACCACGAAGTATTTACTATCTCTACGTTATTTGGGTTAAGTATATCCTTTTCTTTTATTTTGTCATAAATATATTCAAAAAACTTATAATATGCATTTTCTTTTAATGATTCATCTTTCTTTCCATTAAATATGTCAGTAATCATTTTAGTAATAAAAGCTGGGTCAGAAACTCCTTCTGGAGTTTTAGAATAAACAACCATTTCACCATAAAGCTTTATAAGGGTCCCAACGTCTCCAATAGAAAAAAATCCCGCATGATAAAATAAATCTAAAAATCCGTGAAAAAATAAATTTGTCCCACCAATATAAGAAAAAATTTTTTCTCCCAAAAAAACAAAGTTTGAAGTAGAAGCTGTTGTTGCTGCTGCTACTCCTACTCCAGTTCCTACTGCCGCCGTTGTTGTTGCTGAAGCAGAAATTCCTATGTTTGACATAATTAATTGTAAAAGAGCAATCCAAGTTAATGGTGAACCTATTGAAGATACAACTAAAATATTGAATCCTACACCAATTAAAACAGGTGTTATGTAAACAAAAACTGGATTGCTTGTTACTCTATACAACATTTTCAAATAACCTCCATCTTCTTTTTTCATTTGCTTTTTAAGATATCTTTCCTTGTATATTTCAATGTTTTTGTGCAATACTGCAAAACGGCTAGCCATTTGTTGTTGTTGCTTGTATGGATTAAAAGTGGCTGGCTCTTTTATGGATTTCAAAACATCCTTTTGCAGCTGAGATATATGCTTTTTTCTATCATCCGCCCCAGCACCAACACCGGCAACTCCTATTTTTAAATCGCTGTTTAATAGTATAACCTTATTGTCCTCCAAAACGTCTTGCATTGTAATTGTTTTTTCGTATTTAAGAACTTTAACGTCGTATGATTCTTTTTCTGTGTTATATTGTTCTATTATATTTTCAGATTCTTTGTAAGCATTTGTCAGTTTCTCTTTGTATGTATAGTAATCATTAAAATTATATTTATTTATACCTTGTGCATCTCTATCTGCATATATTGCCGGTGCAGCTTGACTTACTTTTTGAAATGACGACATTTATAATATATTATATTAGTATATTTTTTATTTTAATATCGTGAAATGCTTAAAATATATATATTATTTTAGAAATCAATTAGATAAAAAAAATATACTAATATATTATTATATTATAAATGTCAGAAACAACAACGGTAGAAACTGATTCAACAAATAAATTAACATGTAACAGCAAAATTTTTGATGAACTTAACAATTATGCAACATCAGAACCAAGTATAAAACCCGAAGTTGTTGAAGCAAATGTTTTATATAACAATGGAAAATTTTATTACTCTAGCGGTGAAAGCGTAGGAGCTCTTGTAAGTTATTCTTGTGCGGCAGTTTTATTAAATACCATTTTAAGAAAATTGCCAGAAAATCAGGTTCAGTTAAAATTGAGCGTAAACACTATCATGAATTCGTTGTTGCAAGTTGTCCAAAGCTTGCAACACAAGGTCGGATCAAGCAAGTCCAGTGATAAGGATGACACTGAAAAAGATTGGGGAAAAATTTGCACTAAAATTAAACCATTAGTATTCAAAAAAGGCGGAAGCGACTGTTTGTTTTATAATGACGTTGCTGGGCTTCAAAAAGAGAAAAAAATTATTGACTCTTCTCTTGTTTATCCTCTTATTTACCCTAATTTGTATCCAAAAACCTCCAAGGGTATTTTAATTTATGGTCCTCCTGGAACAGGAAAAACTTATTTAGTTAAAGCCGCCGTTAATGAACTGCAAAAAAAAGACGACAGTGTTGGCGTTTTATTCTTTGCTCCATCCCCAGGCGATCTAAAGGGAAAATATGTGGGTGAAACCGAAAAACGCATTGAGGAAGCATTTAGATGCGCAAGCGATGCTGCGTGCACATATCAATCTGACTGCGCTGGCAAGAAAAAATACATTTCAATCATTTTCATGGACGAAATGGACGCTATTGCGCCCGATAGAGACAAAGATACAACAGGTCTTGCAGTAAATTCTGTGAATACATTACTGCAAATGATGGACGGTATTAAATCATTTCCAAATGTTGCAGTCGTGGCCGCCACAAACTATCCATGGAATTTAGATGCCGCTATTCTAAGACGTTTTGACACGCAATTGCTTATTAATATTCCAAATCAATACGATTTGAAAGAACTTTTTAATATTGAAATGACTAAGTTTATAGATTTAGAAACAGACAAATCAAACTTTAGTTATTGCGATTCCAAAGGAAAAAAGAATGATGATTCCTCTGATTTATCTTGCGAATTGGAATGCGAGTCTAAACCTATTATTGAAAAACACAGAAACTATCCTTATTCAGAATATGAAATAGACTATTTTTTAAATAATAAAGTTGGTGGTTTGGTTGACGGCATTATTTTTCAACTTGAAAATGATAAATTTTCTAATTCTGATTTAAATCGTTTAATTAAAGCAGCTGCAACAAATGCTGGAGAGCTTGCAGTAAATCAGAGTTTATTTTATTCACCAAAACTTTTGGGCGATTTTGAACACGATAAATACGTATCATCTTTAACTGGTTTGAGAATTTCTCATGAAATTCAAACACCTGGAGCAGCAAAAGGGAAAAAAGTGGTAAATTTGGTTAAAATTGCGCAATTGTCCATTGATATATTACAAGCTTTTGTAAGCAACCAACTCCCTAAAAATGTAATACAATTAAATCCTCCTGATTTTGTTAGAATTAAATACAATGGTTATTATTACTATAATTCAAAATGTTTATTATACAAAAACGCCGATTCAATAGTGCAACATTATTCTATTAAAGATATCTACATTAAAGGTCATCCTGCTACTGAGGGATTTTCTTTTGACGACTGGAGAAAAAATGTAACTGGTGCTGACAATTATTTTACAAACATATTAGGAACCTCGCAAGCAGAATTGGCAAATGAAGACACCATCATTAAAAAAGGCGACATAGATATGATTGTTGCGTTTGATTTTACGTTTAAACAAAATAAAAATTACTCAAACAAACAAACATTGTTGCCAGTATATAGAGATTTAATTAACTGCATTTTTCAACCAATTTATAACAAATTTGGCGAAATTAAAAAGAATATTGAAATGTCGGAAAAAATTGGAAAAGACGTTAGAGGTCCAACCGGAGAAATAGATACTGGAATTTCTCAAGAATATTCGCAAGGAATCAAAGAACCGCCAAAAGAAAATCAACAAACTCCTGAAGAAAACCGCAGGGAGGATGAGGATGAAAAATTAAAACTTATAAATGATGAATCTGTAAGAAAAATTAATCAGCGCAGAGAAGTAGAAAGAAAAAATAAAGAGGTAAAAGCTGAAGTAAAAAATAAAAAAGATGCAGTTTTAAACGAACTTAAAACTACTACTGGAGTGGTGCAAGGCGGTGGCGCAAAATTAAATTTTACAGACGTTGAACTCCAAAATATTAAAGATGGTGTTTTTTTCAATGAAGAATCTGGAGTTGTAAGGTTATCAGATAGTGCTATAAAAATAATTAGCGGCCCTGGGTTTATTAATGATTGGTATATAAATTTAAATAATAAGTTTTCTTCAATTAACGAACACAATCTTGATTTTTATAATTTTTTGCTTTTGAACAAGGTTTTAACAGAATTTAAATCGGAGTTTATTCCTCCCATTGACTCCGAACTTATTGCGGGATCATTGTTTTCTTTACAAAATATAGACGATTTGTTAAATAATGCATTTAGCGAATACAACGACTTAATACAAGCAGAACTTTCATTAAAAAATGAACTTAAAGATGATGTTTGCAAAGGTGCTATAACAATTAAGGACAATTTTAAAGATATGTTGAATGATGCTCTTTCCAATTCTCAATGCAATCAAAATGAAGTAACTGAAAAAGAAAGCGATTATGAAGCCTTGAAAATTGACAAAGCTGAAAAATATGCAAAATATATAAAACTCCAAACAATTAAGGATGAATTAAACCGCGAACCTGAAAAAGGGACAATCAGAGAAACAATTAATGTCTATTTAAGTATGATAAATTCTGAAGGAAAAATAAATGAAGCAACCTCTAAAATAGATGACCTTGAATTTAAAAGTTATTCCCTCATTAATGGAGAAACCGTTTCAATTTATTATTATAAGCTTAATAAGGATGATAATTATGGTACATTCAGGGTCAATGTCGCTCAATACAAAAAGTTTGTAACAAACTTTCATATTTACAATAACATAGTTTTGTGTCCATCTGAGTTTGATGCAAAATTCATAGATATTTCTGAAGATTTATTTGAGGTTATTTTTAAAGATGTTTTTTCAGATATTAAAATAACTACAACAGATGTTGAAGAATTGAAAAAGATTTGGACTCCAAACTCATTGGAAACTAGATTGACTCAATTATATATTAATGATACAATTAGAATGCATAATTTAAAGTTAGAATTGTTAGATACAAAAAGCAAAGAAACTATAAAAAACATTACTTGGGACAAAGAAATAATTGACACTTATTTGTATGGATATTTATTAACATTGTTAAGTGTAGAACCAATTGTAGTAAATTTGTCTAATCTATCAATTCAACTAATAAATGACAATTATAACCTTGCAAATAACAATCGGGGAAAATTTTTGGGAAAGTCTGATCCCATTATGCCTTCTAACGAGAACAATATACTAGACGAGAAAAATCTTGCAGAGTTGGCCAATTCCCCTTTTAATGAA